AATGCTGACATCGCCAAGGCATGCAGCGTCACACGCTCAGCCGTGTCATTGATGAGTAACGAACTACGCGACTAGCTTGGTCTCATCTCTCACAACAACCGGAGCGAACAAAACCGCAAGAACTGTAAGAACGCTAAACGAGGCAACACCACGCAATTATGAGAACGTCAGATATTAAACTAATGGAGCAGATTACCGCAAGGGAGGCACTCAGGAGACATGATGCAAGCGTTGCTGCACACAAGAAGGCTGAGAGCGAACGCAAGGCACATGCAGATGTGCATGCCAGAATCCCAAAAGGCGTGATCATCGAGGACAACGGCATCGATGCTAAGGTGCTGGAGTACCTGGCACACGCCGAGAAGCTATCACGAGTCAATGGTCGGCTTGTCGATGAGGAGAAGATATTCAAACTGATCAAGGAACTGATCTCAATTAACATGCCACAAAACGTCATTCAATGAACAATACACACATCTCAACACAACTCACTGACATCACCGAGCAGATCAAGCGCCTCGACTTGGAAGCACTCAAGCTGGCGCAATCAGCTAAGATCGAAATCCTACAAGCAACTGACAAGGCATGCGGCGTCGGCTCACTACTGAAGGAAGCACAACAACTGGTCGGCCGTGGTAATTACGCAGAGTGGCTGGAGGTTACGTTCGGCCGCGAGTTCAGTGATCGAGCTAAGCGCTACCGCAAGGCATTAGACGATCCACGGCAGATGGCACTGAGCATGGGCGTCATCCCTAATGCACAGCACGCACTCGAATCAGCAGAGCAACCACTCAAGGCCAAGCCGGATCGCAACATCGTTTACATCAATAAGCTGACAGGATACCTGCGCACCACTGATGAGATACGCAGCGTGGACCGTGTGGCTCTCCAGGGTATCATCGCGCAGTTGAGGCGTCTGGGACTGGTCAAATAGGGAAATCGACCCAAAAAGGGCATAATATGGTCGAAATCAAGGGAAAACGCCACCCCGGGGCAAGGAATCTTTTACATTCTGACCCTCTGCGGGTGAAGCGCCTCGCGACAAAAAACAATGAAGGAACAATCTCACATTGTGAGACTCAATCTCAATAACTATGGCAAGAAAGACACATAAGCATTACGCAGAAGAATTTGGCGTTACGGAGAATGTTTTCCGTGGCTGGCTAAAGCAGGGCGCACCGTATCAAAACGAGCCGAAGATGATCACATGGTTGAATGCTCTCCAGCGCAAGACACCAGCGATCAAGGTATGGTTGAAAGTGCGTGGCGTAACGCCGACACCGAAGAAAGCCGAAGCGTCGAAGCCGAAGAACGCAAAGACTGCCGAGGACTTCCGCGATCACTACCAGAAGAAACTGGAGGAGGCGACGGTAACGAACGACCAGGACCAGGTGAAGTTCTGGTCTGATCTATTCTTGAAGCAGGACGAGTCGATCCGACGGTCCGAGATGCATGCGGCCAAGCTAGGCATCGACAATGGCACCGTGTTGCCACGCGCAGAGGTGGAGCGAATCCTGCGCGCTACGTTCTACGCTGGCAACGCATGCACACAAGGCGTGCTGACTTCAATCTGCGAGCAGCTCGTCGGCTACGACAAACCCGGCGATCTATTCCATGCACTGAAGCCAGCGATCATCGGTGGCCGGCTATTCAGTGGCTTCGATAAAGTGATGAATGCACCAGGCGCTCCAAACGTGCCAGACTGGGTCGTCGAGTGCGTCAAGCTTGAGGCGAAACAATACCTCGGCAACTCGGAGAGCCTATGGACTAAGGGGAATAATTAAGATGAAGTATATATCAGAGAACATTAAAGCTTTAGCACTCATCACTCTATGCGGATGCATTGGATACTTTCTAGGCAGCACTACGAATGGAGTAGTCGTTGGAATCGCCATCGTTACATCTGCCACACTGTTTCTATAAAATTATGGCACGCTCTTGGTATATAAAAAAAGTTGAATGGTGGAAGCATCTGAAGTGGCGCAAACGCGACCAGAACAAGAAAGAGCGCCAGCACTCGAAAAAGGAAATCCGCAACAAATGACCGATCTACTCAAACTCACACAGCCGGACCCAGTGGACTGGTGCGAGGCGAACATCCAGCTTGACTACGGCAAGTTTGACGCGGCCAAGCATCCATTGATGAGCGAGCCATTGCGCAGCGCTGCCAACATGCGTGGCGGCATGACCGGACTGATCGGATCGGTGCAGCACGTCAAAACACTCGCGGCGCAACTGCTGCAACTTTACACGGCCCAGACCACGCCGAGCAGACAGGCACACTACGACTTGACAAAGGAAGCGCTCAAAGAGTTCTCCGACGACAAGTTCACACCGTTGATCAATAACACGCCAGCGATCAAAGGCATCATCACTGACGGGCGCCATTCGCAGACGACGTATTACACGCAATTCCCATTCGGCTTTATTCGACTACTCGGCGCGCGCATTCTGGCACACCGTAACAGTAAGACGATTGAGATGGTCACACTCGATGAGTCATGGGCCTACGAGACAGGCTGGATCGACCAGATCAAGGACAGACTCTCAAGCTATCCGTGGAGCTGGCGCATGTTCCTGCCGACATCCGGGCAGACAGCCGGCAGTGAGATTGATGTGCTATGGCAACGCTCGACGCAGAAGGTGTGGCACGTGCCATGCGATTGCTGCGGCGAAATGATTCCTTACATCTGGACGCAACCAAAGCAGAAGAATGGCGACCAGCTACCAGGCGGCATGAAATTTGCGAGTGGCGACGATGTCTTGTTCGACGATCAGTCAACTGACTACGCAAAGATCAGGGATTCTGTTTACTACGAATGCCAACTCTGCGCTGGGCAGATGACATTTAACCCGGCGACGCAGCATGCGCGCAACCAGGCTGGCCGATACATTCAACTCAATCCGAACGGCGACGACAAGATTGACTTCTTCAACTACAACGCGATGGCGCACTTTCCTTGGGGTGACTTGGCCTGCCAATATCACGACGCAGTGGCATCAAAGAATCGCGGCGACTTGGAAGCACTGGAGAACTTTGTGCGCAAGCGTCTAGCCGAGCCGTGGGACGTGTCGAGATTCATCGTTATCGCAGACGAGGAAGACAGCGAGGGCGATTACCAGTCCAGCGAGATTTGGAAGGATGCCGATTATACATTCTGCACGATCGATGTGCAGAAGGATCACTTTTACTATGTGATTCGTTCCTGGTCCAAGGGCGTCGAGTCGCGCTTGATCGAAGCGCACAAGGCACTCAGCGATTCACACATCGTCGAGATGTGCGACAAGTATGGCATCCTGCAAGACGGCATGAACGGCTCTGGCGTGTTCGTCGATGGTAACTACAACACCACCGAGGTGCAGCGCATCGCAGCGAAGAACGGTTGGATCGTGCTACGTGGTCAGAACTGCAAACCATTCAGACATCCAGACGGCCTGCGTAAAATATACTCCGAGCCGATACCGGTGGACACATGGCAAGGCACTAGCGACGGCGACGGCAAGATGAAGTACTGCATACAGTTCTGGTATGCTGAGAACGAGGCACGCTCGCGCTTTGCTACACTGCGCGGCATGTCTGAGCCGAAGCGCTTATGGACACACTCGAACAACGCCGGCACGAACTATCTAAACCAGCTCAACTCCTGGGCGCGCATCGCCAAGACCAATCCCAAAGACGGCAGCGTTTACTACGATTGGAAACAGACAAATAGGCATGACCATTTTTACGATACCGAGAAGATGCAGCTAGTCGCAGCAGCGATGGCCGGCTTGATCGGCGTTAGTGAAATACCAAAGGATGATGAGGGATAGAGTTGTGTTTTTTTAACAAATCACGTATATTAAAAAGATGATAAAGCTAAAACAAGGAGCGGCACGCGCTTCAGATGAACTTCTTTTCTGGAGATATAATAAATCATCGAAGAATGGTGAAATATGGGTAAGCGCAGAAAGGTTTAAAAAAATGCAAAGCGATTTAAAGGAGACCTCTAAAAAATGGAGACTCAACAATAAAAGTAGAACAGCAGAGTTGATTAACAACTGGAGGAAAGCCAATCCAGAATCCGTTAAAAAGTCAGCAGATAAATCGTATTACAAACACAAAGAGAAGCACAACGCCGACCACAAAAAGTGGGTCAGGAAAAATAAAGCACATATCAATGCCTACAATAAAATCAAGGCTGCGAAAGATCCAATATTTAAGATAAAGCGAAATCTGCGATCCGGATTCAAACAGGCGTTATACGCACACCTAAATACAAAATATGAAAGCGCAGCAGCATTTAAATACTTAGGGTGTTCAATCCCAGAATTAATCAGCAGACTAGAATCAATGTTCAAAGATGGTATGACTTGGGACAATTACGGTCGCACTGGCTGGCACATTGATCATATCAAGCCAATGGCGATGTTCGACTTGTCGAAGGAATCCGAGCAGAGAAAAGCGTGCCACTATAAAAACCTGCAACCACTTTGGGCATTAGAGAACAGCGCAAAGGGCGCACGTTGGATTGGGTAGAGTCAGTGAAAAGCCAGCCGACGAGGAAGACTGACTCCAGTCTACTTGACACAGTCGCGCTTATTAATGCGCGACTTTATTTTCTCTATCTGGTGCCACGTCAGCAAGACCGCGACGGCGTCGATCGCTGCGCTGGAGACACTGGCAGCCAATCAATACACAACCGCCGAGCAAGGCGGGCGCTACGTCGTGTCGGCATCGGTGCAGGGCAAGTCGTTTACATACGAGTTACCAGTCGGGCAGTCGGGCGCTGACTTTCTAAACATGGTCCGCGAGTCCTGGCGCATGCTTCAAATCGGCGGCGCATCCGGTGGCATCATGACGGACGCCGAGTTACTCGCCTATCTAATCGATACCAATGGCGATGTCACCAACGTCACAGTGGCCAGCTTTACTCAACGGACTCAATATGGCTACTAAACCAATTAAAGCTTTCACGAAGCGCGCCAAGCGTGCTTTTCAATATGCCTTCTGGGGCAACGACAGCGCCTATCCGACCGCATCGACCAGCGCGCAGCGCAGTGCGCAAGGTGACATGAATGGCGACCTGCTCGACTTAATGAGCCGGCACAAGACTCGACTGCTACGCAACGACGCGCGCTTCATCTATACCAGCAACAGCACAGTCAGCGGCGCGGTTAAGCAGAAGAGCGGCAAGGTCTACGGCGAGTCATGGCGCTTTCAATCGCACTCACAGGATTCAGACTTTGTCACCGCCGTCGAAGCTGACATGGAGGCGATCGATGGACTGCTCGACATTCGCGGACCGCAGTTTTCTTTTCGCCGCAATGTTAAGATCGAATCGAAATCACTCGACGTCGATGGCGACGTGTTTGTCTTACTGACAGAATCCAAGTCAGGCTTTCCACGCTTACAGTGGCTCGAAGCACACCGCATCGGCAGCGATCCATACAGCAACGAGGACCGCGTCGAGAGCGGCAAGTATCGCGGCCTAAAGATCAAGAGCGGCATCATCTATAACGAAGTCGGTGCAGAGGTTGCATTCCGAGTGCTCGGCGAAGACAAGGAGAGCTTCCGCGACATCTCAGCGCGCGACATGATTCACATCACTGACCCGGACTGGTTTTCACAAGGTCGCGGCGTTCCTGCGATCGCGTCTGGCATGCTAGACTGGTATGATCTCGCCGAGGTTCGCGACTACGAGAAGATTGGCCAGAAGGTCAACGCGGCTCTGACACTTAAAGAGTCGAACGACACTGGCAAGCGCGACACCGCCACCAGCATTATCAATGGCCAGTCGGGCGCGAGTCAGGCACCATTCCAAAGCGAGCTACTCGCAGGCGGCACCATTCGTTATCTCAAGAACAGCTCAAAGCTGGAGGCACACGAATCAAGCCGACCAAGTGATGGCTTCTTAAAATTCTCAGACAAGATCGAGGCCGGTGCATTCTACGGCATGGAGTGGCGACGCGAGATGCTCGACAGTTCCGCAGTCGGCGGCGCAGGCGTCCGCGCATTCCAGCGCGATATCAACGACTCGATCAACGACCGCGTCGAATGCCTGGCACGCTTCCGCAAGCGCATGGCACTTTACGTCATCGCCAAGCGCGCCAAGCAAGGGATCTACACACTACCAGAAGACTGGACCAAGTGCAGCTTTACTAAGCCACGCGAGTTTACAGTGGACGACGGCAACGCACGTAAGGCAGACCGCGAAGATCTACGCGCCGGCGTCGCATCTGAATATGACATTTTAGCCAAGCGCGGCTACGACCCGATCGAGTTCACTACACGCCGGGCTGAATACTTAGCGCAGCGCAAACAGATCGCAGAAGCACATGGCCTATCCGATGCCGAACTAGGCACCGTATTAATGCCAGGCGACATCCCACTCGAAGACTCTAACGAACCCAGCACCACTTGACACAGCAACCCTTAGTTAAATTATGACAACAGAAAATAAATGGTTCGCAATGGACCGCAAAACAGACGCGGAGGGCAATCAGTCCGCCGAAGCTGAAATCTCCATATACGATTCCATTGGTGGTTTCGGAGTGTCGGCCAATGATTTTATCGACGAGCTTAAAGGCTTGGGCGATGTCGAAACGATCAACCTGCGCATCGCTTCTGGCGGTGGCTCGATCGTCGAAGGTAACACGATCTTTAACGCACTCAAGCGCCACAGCGCCAAGGTCGTGACACACGTTGACTCGCTCGCAGCATCGATGGCATCCGTCATCGCAATGGCCGGCGACGAGATCCACATGGCAGCCAATGCGCTGCTGATGATCCACAACCCTTGGACTATGAGCATGGGCGGCGCCGAGCAACTACGCAAAGACGCCGATCTACTCGACAAGATGGAAGCGAACATCCGCACCAGCTACGGCCGCTCTAATCTGAGCGCCGAAGAACTTGACGAAGCAATGGACGCCGAGACTTATTTCACAGCCGAGGAAGCACTTGAAAAAGGCTTCATCGACGTGATCAGCGACGCAAACCTCGCAGCCGCATCGATTGGCGACATGGAAACCCTCAAGGCTTTCAACGCAATCCCACAAGCAAAGATCGACGGCATCAAGATTGAATGCCAAGCGCGCCAACTTGAAGCATCGAACGCTCAAATCGAGAAGCTGCAAGGCGACATCGAACTGCACGAAGAGCAAGTCGCACTGATCCAAAACGAAGTCAGCGAAGCAAGCGACAAGATCAAAGCAAACGACGAAATGTTTGAGCAGTTCAAGATCGACTCAGCCGAAGCACTCGCAGCCGCGACCGAGCAAACCACACAAGCGATTGCCGACAAAGCCGCAGAAGTGCTCGCCGAGTCTGGCACGCCAGCGATCGAAGACATCATCGAGGAAGTCGCACCAGTCGCGATGACCGAAGAAGGCTTCTGGAAGGAATACAACGCACTCAAGGAGTCACGCGACTTCCAAGGCGCATCAGAATTTTATGCCGAACACAAATCTGTGGTCGGTCAATAATCACCCCACAATAACACACACACAACATGGCTAATACAATTGCAGGCGTTAATCTCGCCAAAGTAGCACAGGACAGCTTGCCGGCTTTGACCGACTTGTTCGCTCCTCTATCTGCACTCTCATGCGACTTCTCCTCTGACGTTTCTCAGTCCGGCGAATCCATCACCACTCGCATTCCGACTAACGTCACTGCGGGCGACATGACTGGCGGTTATCAAACCAATGCCTCTGACGTGGCAATGGTCTCGAAGACTGTGACACTCGACCAATTCAAGGGATTCACTTATGGATTCACTGACCTGGAGCGCAGCAAGTCTGAAATCGACTTGAACCGCTTGTTTCTTGAGCCAGCAATGGAAGCCGTCGGCGAAGCCGTATTCGGTTACATCTGGGACCTCGTCGTCAATGCTAACTTCGCATCGACTGAAGTCATCACCGCTGCAAACTTCGACCGCGATGATTTGGCCGACTTCAATGCACTGTTGACAAGCGCTAAGACTCTCAAGTCTGGCCGCTCGGTCTTCGCTAACCCAGCTTACTATGCAAGCTTGGTGAAGACACTCAACAGCGCTGAAATCCCAGGTATCACTTCTGACAAAGCCGGAGCAATCGTTCCTCGCGTTGCCAACTTCGACACCTACGAGACAACCCTTGCAGACGCAAACGGTGAAAACCTCGCAGCATTCGCATTCCACAAGTCAGCTCTGATCATGGCAGCACGTACAGTCGTTGCCGATGAGATGACTGCTAAAGCAGGCGTCGACGTCGAGACCGTAGTCATCCCAGGTCTTGGTCTTCCAGTTCAGTTCCGCAAATGGTACAGCGCTGACGGCACTCTCTACTTCAACGTCAATGTGCTCTTCGGCGCATCCGTAGGAGTTGGCACAGCCGGACACCGTATCACAAGCGCGTAAGCTTATTTTCAAAGCGCCTCGATTCGTCGGGGCGCTTTTTAATCCTTAAAATTAAAACACTATGTTCAAACCATCAGTCACAATCCACCGCTCCGCAAAGGGCGTCGTTAAGGTTTTAGAATGTTCCGAGGATGCCAGTAAGTGCTTAGACGCTTACAAGACATGCCAGGAGCCAGGCGAGATCGTTTACATTCGCAAGGGTCACACCGACAAACAGAAGAAAGTTATCGGTCATCCAGTGCCAGTTAAGGCGAAGAAAGCAAAGAAGTAATCCTTACCCCAACAATGCAACACGCGGCTCGCTCACTATCGAGCGGGCCGCACTTGTTTATACTATGAGCTTTGAAGACGAAATGAAAACAGGATTTGCCGAGGCGCTAAGCTTCGCGGGCGAATCGTTTACAATGGGCAATCACGCAGGCGACTTTCGCGGCGTGTTTCGCGGCGATGATGCGCCGACCGCATTCGATCAGATCCAAGGCTACGAAACAAAGACGACGAACGCACTGAGCGTCTCGAAGTTACTCTTTTTATCAAACGCTCCGCCATTGATCAACGAATCAATCACCAAGACCGGCGGAGTCTACAACATCACCGGCATCGAATCAGTGGACGACGCGACCTGGGAGATCGCTTTGCAGAAGCGCGATGCCTAAGAATTTCACAGTTGATGCCACGCTGTTCAAGGTGAAGGCCAAGAAGCTGGTTAAGCAACTGAAGCTGGACGAGCCGACTGTCGTGCGCGAGCAGGCTGGACTGTTGGCGCAGCTACTCTCAAAGGTCACACCACCATTCAAGTCTTTCCCCAAGATGAGTGGCAAGCCAAGTTACACCACCGGCGGCGCAATGGGCGTTGGCAAGAAAGCGGTCCGTGCTGGTTTT